TTCAAGCTGTTTCGGGTCCGGACCTTGCTGTGCCTGCGGCCCCGGCATCGTCATGATCTTTTCTTCGACCTCAGTCCCGAACCGATACCGCCGCACAGTAGCCAGCAGCATCTCCTTCACAACATCATGGGACAAAGTCCCTTGCTGCACCATCGGGCCGAGGCCATTGAGCAGTTGCGCCACCGCGTTAAGGAACTCTCCAACAGCTTCCTTGTCCTCCGTCGCCTCGACATCAACAGTCGAATTCGTTTCAATATCAATGCGATAGCCGCGCTGGAGATCGTCACGGAGCAGCTCCAAGAGCTCTTCCCAGCTCGGCTGCGCCACAGTTGCCTGAGCTTGCTGCAAGGCCTCTGGCGGAACTTGTTGCCCCTGCGATTGCAGCATCTGCGCCTGTTGCAACACCATTTGCGCCTGCTGCTTTTCCGCTGCCGTCGGATGCTGCAGCCCCGTCATACCTTTCAACGTATCAACCGAGAGCTTCTCCACCGCGACTTCCGCGAGCATGCGAAGAGTTTGCCGAATGTAGTCCCCAACATCTTTCTGCCAGCCCTTAAGCCGCAGTGTGCCCCACTGGTTTTTAATGTTCTGCGCTGTGGCAGTTTCACTTGCCTGCGTCGACCCGCGAAGGATGTCGCTGATCCCAGTGATTTCGTAGATAACTTGCTTGATCTGCTGCCGTTGCTGCAGAAGTTGCTGGAAAACCATCACAAGCTTCTCCAACGGCATCAGCCAAATCGAATTGTCGAGGCTCCGACCTTGCTGCAACGCAGCCACATTCTCGGCCGCAAGCAACGTATTATCGTCTGCCTCCATCAAGGTACTCAACCCTTCAATCGTCCCGTCGTAAAAGCCGCGGACTTTGAGTGCCTTGACAATCTTTTGAATCCGCGTCGTGACGCTGTTGAGCTCTTCCGCCTGCGACTCGTAAGTCGAATAAAGCGTTTGCGGTGTAAGCCCCGACACACGGAGGAAGAAGCTCAAGGGCTTCGGGCAGGGGAAGAATCCTGTAAGGTTAAGCGGATCCGCCACACGCTTCGCGACCTCGGGCATACCTTTGGCGATGAAGAGCACTTCCCGCTTTTCCTTGTGCCAGACCTCAAAGACATGCCCAAGCTTGAGCGACGATTCTTCCGACTTCGCCCCAGAATCATCTTCCCCTTTGAGAGCTTCCTTCCCGGCCGTAAGCGGAATCATCGCCGCTTTTTCTGGGCCGAAGGCCTCGACAAGCTCCTCTTTTGTCATGAAGTGCTCGAAGGAAACCCATGGCACTTCGTCCCAGCATTTTGCGTAGCCGTGACAGAAGCGGTTCCAAGGAACTTCCTCAACACAAAGCTCCTCTCTTGTTACCTGCTCTTTCGGCGGCTCACCTTCAACAGGGGCTTCTGTTTCTGCAAACTCCGCTTCGTACTTAACCCGTGAGACCCCTCGCCCCGGTAACAGCGCCGTATGCACAACAGAAGTGAAGGTGTCGTCAAGAGGGGCGGATTCCCCTTCAGGACTGTCGAGAAAGTAGGCAAGGGACCTTTCGACAACCTGCGCGGCAGCGCGCGCTAAGGGGTCGGCGTCGTTGTGACGCCGCTTGACGACCGGGCGCGGCAGCTGATTGTAAAGCGCCGGGGCGAGGGTTTCAGTATTACTGTAAAGGATGTTGAAAGGGACTTTTGCCGCTTTATCGCACTCATAGATCTTGATGACGTTTTCGGCGGCCGTTCGCCAGTCCTTTTCCCGGCGCTGCGCTTCGCCAATCTCAATTAAAAGTGCTCGAACTTCCTCCGAAGCCGTAACAGGAACATCATCGGAAGCTTTTGCTGCTGAGGTCATAGAGAGATTCATAGCAAGCCTTAGTTTTGGTTGTTCAGACGCCGCTGACGGTTACGGGCTACAAGTTCGTTGAGTGTCATTTGGGAAGGGAGTTTGGGCAAGCCGGAGCCTGGAAGCTGTGGTTTCTTAGGAATCCAGGGCCGGGACATCACTCCATAGCGGATTTCGTCGGCTGCGTGATCCTCGGCCTCGGTATCAAGATCCTCCGGATCGGTTTCGTCGTGTTGAAGTGTCGGGAGGGTTCGAATTGCATCTTCGCAGCAGTCAAGGAAGTAAAGCATCGGAACTCCGGCTTCGCCGACAAGACGGGAACGGAGGGCTTCCCAGCCCGGAACCCGTTTGTTATCTGCCGCTCTCCAGCTACACCGCCGAATGCTCATCATTTCCCCGATGGAAGGTCCACCGTTGCGGATGAAGATTGCAGGGTCAGCTACGCCATAGCGTATCCGCTCTCCCTTTTCCCGTTCCACAATCCCATCTGCAACCAGTTCCGCGGTCATCTTCAGTCCCTTATTCGGCCCCTTCGCCCCGTACCATTCTCGATACCGGACAAGCGCCCCGCGAGGGATGTAGATGCTATCAGGAAGCTTCCACTCCCCGTCACTCACAGCATACCAGCCCACGCTAAAGGGCTTTGCCGATCCCCAGTCGAAGGCGCGGAAGCGCAGTGCACTCGGCGGAATGAGGTCGGCAAGTCTTGCTGGCAGGATATGCTTTGCCTCATCCCATTCGTCGAAGAACGCACCATCGACAATGTCCCAGTTTCCTTCCAACCACGCCTTTACGAGGGCTTCAGAGCCTGATTGCCGCAGTCGCAGAATGTAGGTCGGGTCATTCCGCATAAGCAGCATGTTGTCCCCGATCTTCGACGGGATGAAAACCCGATCGAGGCTGACCATCTGCTTCACCCCGTCAAGCTCAATCTCCGTTTCCTCCGTCAGTACTTGATACCCCCGCGGGTTCGGGTCGATATAACGCTTTTTAACCCAGTTATGCCCAGGCCCACCGGGGTTACCAGTAAGACGCATACCAACAGGAACACCAGCGCCGCTACGGAGCGTAGCGCGAAGCTTGTCAATCGGCCCGGGGGAGGGGAAGTTGGTAAGTTCCTCGACGTAGATTCGAGTGTAGTTGTGGCCCTGATATTCTTCTGCATCGGAGTCCCTTTCGAGGTAAGCAAACTTCAAGCGCGCGCCGTTCTGCATCACCCATTCTTTTTTCTGCTCATGGTACTTTGCCCCGAGTTTGGGGAAGATCTGCTTAGTCCGGGCTATGACCTCAGCGAGCTGGACAAGCTTCCGGCGGAAGAAAATCCCAATCGCGGCTTCACCGTAGAGGGAAGAATGTTGCAGCCAATCTCCGATAGAACTTTCAGTTTTTCCTCCGCCCCGAGCGCCACCGTAGAAGACTTCGAAAACCGGGCATTCCAAAAGCGCTGTCTGCGGTCCAGGCTGCGGGGACCAGATAACCGTTTGCAGCCTCTCCGGGGCGTTCAAAGTTCCGTCCCCCGACGCTTCGTAAAGGTTCGATTCCGCTCGTTGGTTAGTAAGCCGTCACTTTGATAGTGGAGGTCGGCAAAGAGACCGAAAGTCGCCGCTCCGAGTGTATCGTTAGCATGCGCAGCATCCCGAAAGACCCTCATTAGCAGTAAGCCGTCAGTTTCCAGCGTCGCAATGTTCAGTCCGTTGCCCTCTGTCGGTTCTGCGATATGATGGGAGTTTGCGACCTGGTTCGAAGCCTGCTCAATATACAGTGTCGATGTCGCGGGAAAGGCATCCACGCCGTAGCCTCTGGCATAGGAGTACTCGATCCCCCAGCGCACTGTCCCGGCGGCGTTTGTTGCGGGGGCCCAGTGAATGTGCGGGTAGATCATCGTCCCGACTTTATAGTCATGAGGGACGTGAAGGCTCAGCCAGACCTCATTCATCACAGTGGCGCTGAAACTGTAAGCTGAGATCCCGCCGACCAGCGCCGCCCAAGTTGGAACATTCACCCCTGCAACCTTCGCGGTATTGAGAGAGGCCAGCAGGTCTTGCCAGCCCCCGTTTACCCCAAGCTCGATAACCGTGTCAGTGTCATCCAAGATCGCGGCGGTGTGTGCGGCCCGGTCAATGACAATCGGCGTACCTTCCGCGTGCGCAAAGTCCTCAACAACAGGCGTCGTAAGCTTTGACCTGACATCCGCGCGCTTTTTCATCTCAGTTCCGCTCCCGCCTGCGCCATAGCCTGGATTTTTTCTGACGGGGATGGAACTGGAACAAGCTCCCCCTCAACCACTTGACCACCCCCGGGGGTATGGGCCTGGGACCAAGCTTCCGCCGTTACTGCTTTCCCCGGCAGCGCCACAACAAAGTTCTGCTGTACCGCAACGTTTTGCTGCCGCGCGCCGTAGCCGAGGGCCCTGGTGGACACCTCCACCGCTTTGAGCGCGGTGTCGAGGTTCGGGGCGAGGCTGAGCTTGTCGATCAGGATATCAAGGGACTTGGACGCCAGTGTCCGAAGCTTTTCGTCAACACTCGCGATTAGGGCTGGGTCGACAATCTCAGTCTTCCGCTCTGCGAGCCGGGCTTGAAAGGCATCGGAGTTCATTACCCGCGACACCCAAGGGACAGTGTAGCCGAAAGCCGCTGCAAGCTGATTCTGTGACACCGCAGGATTTCCGACAATCATATCAATCATTGCGTCGTGGCTGTACTTCACCCGCGCAATGGCGCTTGCCGCGCTTTCCGTTCCTTGAAGTGCCGTGGCCATGGGGTATCTCCTACCGGAGTCAGTAATGTGAGCTGGGGAAAATCTTACAACAGCCACCCCGCCGGTGTCAAGCGCTGCAACGCGGGCAGCGTTATCTCCAAACTCCAGGGGATTACTAGCAAGTAACTCAGGGGGATTATGAAAAGGGGCATGGCGTGTGGGGATGCATATGCCGATAAAGCT